TATCCCTGACGGACATCTATAAGCTGCAGCTCATCTCCGCAGCTCGCCTTTGCGGCATTTAGAAGACCTGCGTCAGTTACATCTAGTTTGTGGATAAAAAACTTTCCAGTACATGCCGCATTGTATCTGCAGTCGCCTGGATAGAGCGGACTTAATTCGTTAGGAGCACCTTCATAGATAGGAGATTCAGGCTTTGCTCCTAGCTTGCACAGCAGTACGTCTGGATGATTTGCAACTAGGCTAGATACCGTGCGGAGTTCGGGGAAATTGTGGATAACATGACCAGCATTTTCAAGATAAGTGCATAGGGCAGGGTGAGCAAGCGATGATAGATATGCTACCTTCATTAGTCTAGCTCTCCGCGCAGGTCGGTCTCTATGAGCCTGCTGATCTCACTGTGCTCTAGGCCTAGGCTGAAGAGGTAGTAGAGCTTAGCAACTGTCGCTTCTGTAGTCATATTTGAACCAGATACCGCACCTGCCTTTGCAAGCTCTGAACTCGTTTCATATGCCCCGAGCCTTACTGTTCCCTGCGAGCACTGCGTGCAGACTACCACTGTAGTGCCATTTTTAATAGCACGAGCGATGAGAGGTGGCAGAGCTTCATCATAATTAGGGATGTTGCCTGTGCCAAAGGTCTCAAGTACAAGAGCATCGAGTCCGCGCGTTACGATTGGGGCAAATAGTTCAAACTGAATTCCCGGGAAAAGCTTGATAACGCCGACCTTTGCTGGCTTGATCGACTGCACGAGAAGATCACCGCGAGGCTTTTGCATAAGGCGAGGCTCGTTATAGTTGATGTCTATGCCCGCTTCAGCAAGCGGTGGATAATTCGGAGAAGAAAATGCGATAAGCCCATCTGCTGAAGCTTTCATAGCACGGTTTCCGCGTAAGAGTTTGTGCCCAAAGTAAAGCGCAACTTCGTTTACCTTGCCAGAAGCGGCAATCAATATGGAAGTTATGAGGTTGTCCTTGCCATCGCTTCTTAGCTCACAAAGTGGAATTTGTGACCCAGTGAAAATTACAGGCTTGCCTAGATTCTCGAGCATGAAGGAAAGTGCCGAGGTACTGTAAGCCATCGTATCTGTGCCATGTAGCACGACAAATCCATCATATTCATCATAACGGGATGCAATCGACTCGGCTATCATGTTCCACTGCACGTAAGTTATGTTGGAAGAATCGAGGAGTGGCGAGAACTCAACAAGCTCATACTTAGGCATCCCATCAGCACGAAGGTCGTCGATGCGGTCTAGCTCATGCTGAAAGTGTCCCGCTATTGGTGCGTAACCACTGTCCGTTCTGGACATGCCGATTGTTCCACCTGTATATATGAGACAAATCTTCTTATCTTCTATTCTCTGCATTTGTTCTGCTTCGGTCATATGACACCTCGTAATTCATGCGTAATTGTAAATATTTAATAGGCGTATGACCACGATAATAGTAGTATACGCGTGTAATTGATTATATCATGCAATGATTTGAATATGAAAATGCAACATTGATAAGTAAATGATTTTATTATATACTTTATTGGCAACTTCGTATGCTGCTGTGGCTCAATGGTAGAGCACTTCACTCGTAATGAAGTGGTTGCGAGTTCGATTCTCGCCAGCAGCTCCAAAAGTAAAAGCCTTGTAAATGCTGTAATTTCAAGCATGTATAAGGCTTTTTTATTTCAGCAAAAGGCAACAAACGATATGGCTAATGGTCTAATTTGGCACGAATTGACATACGAAATGTTGCACCTAGTGTTGCACCTTATACTTTGCCGTAGTTGAAACAAGAAAAAATATAATATATAATCACCATCGAACGTACATAGATGACCTTTGGGCTCTATGTCTAATTTAGGACTGGGCAGTGTGATGCTCTACCCACATATACTCATGAATATGTGGTTCTGCGCCGCCTAAAAGCTAGCATATACGGCGGTAGCAAGATAATAACGGTAACTAGGGGCGAGAAATTGCCCACAGCAGACCTTTATTATATAGCGTTTATAGTAGTAGTCGCTGCACTAATCAGCAGGCGGGAGAGGCTATAAACTTAATAGCACCTAGCGATAAGACGCTCGCGGAATGCCAGCGCTGTAAGTCTAGGAAAGGTCAGAGAGAACCGTACTGATTGCGGTTGAGAGATGCTTCCGCTATGGTGGCATCTTTTACTTTATAAAAGCAACTATTGAAATAATCAATAGCAAGAAATTTAAAATTGATGATATAATTAACTGATAAAAAAGGAAGGAGGCATGCAATATGTTAAAAGCTATAGATGTTGCTAATTTCTTTATTTATCTATTAAGCGATAAAGAAGATGAAGAAAACGATTTAACAAATATGAAGCTTAATAAGCTTACATATTATGCACAAGGCCAGTTCCTAAAAACAAACGGAAAACCTTTATTCTCAGAAGGTATAGAGGCATGGATACACGGTCCAGTAGTCCCTTCGGTTTATTGCGAATTTAAAGAAAACAAAAATAATCCTATAAAGGACTTTAGCGGTGATTTTGATATATCTAAATACACTGACGAAGAAAAAGAAGTAATGCTCGATGTAGCTCTTGATAAAGGCAGGTACAGTGCAAGCACGTTAAGAGACATGACGCACAAACCAGGGGGACCATGGGCACAACGCTATAACGGAAATCTACACGTAGCCATACCGAACGAACTAATAAGGGAGTATTTCTGCAAGCATGATGTTTTAGAACCCTTAGAGTTAGATTTATCGGATTGCGAGGTAATAGGGCATAGGGATAATGACGGGTATCTAGTTTTGCCTAAAGAATATGACTATTAAAGAATGGGAGATTCATTGGGCTTTTGTTAAATTTGAAGACTCAGACGAGGTAAAGCGAAGACCTGTATTGATTATAAATAAATCAAGGGCAGCTATTGTTAGTCTTAAAATGACAGGAACCGATAGAGGAGACGATGTACGAGAATGTCGTATTGATGAGTGGAGGGAAGCTGGGCTTTCCAAGCCAACGTCTGTTAGGTTAGATAAAGTCTTACGCTTGCAGGAATCTGACTTAGATGGAAAAATCGGAGAACTTCAAGAAAGAGACAAATTAATAATCAGACTAAGGCTGAGTAAAAGATAATAAACGCACGGACAAATCCGTGCGTTTTACTTTGCGTTTATCATATCCCAGCTATCATCTAGGCTATCTAATGTTGTATGAGTATATATATTGGCAGTCATCTTAATATCAGAGTGCCCCATCAAGTATTGAGCAGTACGAATATCAACACCTTTCTTTTGCAGGTTAGTACAATACGTATGCCTGAGTGAATATGTGGATAAATCATCACCAAAAGGATAAGGTGGTATAAGCTGATTCCTATACATCTTACAGCCCATCTCTATATTTATATCTCGTACAAGACTTTTCCAGGCAAACAATCGCTTTTTATGCGACAAGGTATTGTTTTGAGACGTGGTGATTAAATAACCAGTAGATCCAGTTAGTAAATCACTTAACATATCCGGAAGAGGTACATATCTGTCGGCCGCTGCACTCTTAGTTCCTCGAACATGGATATATTTACGCTCTTTGCTGACAACTATATCTTCGTACTTTACTCTTGCCGCCTCAGAAGGTCGGCAGCCGCATAGGTAAATTAGCATAAAGTATATAGCGTACTGATGCTTTAAAGCACACTTAACAAATACCTCTTGCTCCTCGGCGGTTAGAGAGCGCCTTTTATTCAAGGTACCTGTAGGTTTAGATATATCCGCAGCCGGATTTGAATTAATCAAACCATTATCCACAGCTTTTCTGAATATGAAATTAAGTTTCTGATACACTTGCCCTATGGTGTATTTACTCATACCCTCATACTTATTAATAAGAGATTGGCACATTATAGGGCGTACATCCTTAAGCTTATAATGACCAATCTCACTAACTATATATTTCTCTGTAAAATCTAAATACCTATCACGAGCATCTTCACTAGAACTAGTCTTGTAAGTTTCAACACATTTCCTAGCCCAATCCCCAAGTGTCATATTAGAATTAATAATCACATGGTTAGCTTTTAGATCCTCGAGCCTTTTCTGATATTTCATTCCAAGTTCTAGCTCGGAGTTTGCCCGGATGTAATACCGCTTACCGTCATATGTAAATGTTTTAGTAAATTTATATCTTTTCATCAAGCCCTCGCAGCATAGATATTAATTAAAATCGATCCAATAGGAAAGCTGGCTAGCCCAGCTACAGTCATATAATACTGATAATCGAAGCCTATATAATATCCTGCGATCCAAACAACCGCACATACAATCATTGGAATGAAAATTGCAAATGCACCTTTAGACGTTAAAAACCCTGCAGTTAAAAAAGCGAATCCAAGGTAATTAAATGAGACAAGATAATAGTCTCTACAAAAAATAGCGAGAAACATAAAGGATATAGGCAATACATAATCAAATAACGCGTATCTAATTTTTTCTGATGTACTACACATGTTAATACCACCTTTCAAATCACGAGTATAAAAAAATAATATATCCATTGAAATTTAAACATTTAGACAATGAATCGTAATGCCAAATTGATAAAATCACGAGCAAATCACGAGTAAATTGTAAGTAACGACCAATATTATTACCTAGCGTGATAAGTTCCTATACACTCTCCAACTATATAAATATCATCTGCATCTACAAGAGTAGGAGCATAATCTGAATTACAAGGTTGAAGCATTACTTTATCGTCCATCTTATATAATTTTTTAAGTGATGCAGATTCTTCTGCTCCCCAGCATACAGCGTAAATGTCTCCATCGGAATAATCAAAGGACTTGCGAATGAATGCAAAATCACCATCATAAATACCAGCATCTATCATAGAGTCACCTTTAACCTTAAGGCAGTAATCGGCTTTTATAGTATGATCCACATAAAAGTGACCTTGAAAGTTTTCCTCACAGTGAATTCCGCTCCCAGCACAAATAGTTCCCAGGATAGGAACTGCGTACGCAGCAGGAGTAATGATATTAGATGGAAGAGGACGAGAGGATACTTTCTTTTGTGAACTATCGTCAAACCCCATCAAATAAGAAATAGAGACGTTTAATGCAGATGATAACTTCTCTAGTGCGATTTGCTTTGGGAAATACCTTCCAGACAAATAGGAAGATAACGCACCTTTATTTATATTGGCTTTCTCACAAAGCTCACTTTGCGAGAGCCCAGAAGCGTGAAAAGCTTCATTTAATCTCTTAGTTCTTATATCCATCATAAATTCCTTTCTGCTTAAGGTGATACCATTATACACAAGCAGTTTAGAAAATCAAACATTATTTTTTAGAAAATTAAACAAAAGTGTTGACAGACGGAATAATGTGCGATATAGTTTAGAAAACAAACAAAGGAGAAAGTGATGAATTACGATTATACAAACCTTAAATTACGCATTAAAACCAAGTACACCACGTTCGAAAAGTTTGCGGATGCTTTAGAAATTGGCAGATCTACGCTATCGCTTAAGTTGAACAATAATGCGGAATGGAGCCAGGCTGAAATGAGCAGAGCTATGAAATTGCTAGATATTCCAGAAACAGATATAGATAAATATTTTTTTTGCCACTAGGTTTAGAAAACTAAATCTGTAGACAGATAAAACTGAAGAGGTTTAAGAATGAAACAATCAAAAAAGAAAATAGTTCTTAAAGTAAGAAATATAAAAATTGAATCAGTTAACCCGGGAATTATAGGGTTCGTTGGTGATTTTTTATCCGAAATTCCATTTTGGATACATGGAGGTCTAATGCGTCTCGAAAAATCAAAGCACAAAAACTTAATAGAGTTTTGCATCAGCTGTATTTCGGCAGTAATAGGAAGTCTCTTAGCCCTCCTCATTTTACGAAAAACTGGGTGGCTATAAGAGAAGTTATAAAAGCTACAACAATAGGGGTTGCTACCGATTTAAAAATAAACTCTATAAATTTAGCTAATAGATCCTCTCGATAAAAAAGACCATTACAAGAAATATCGAAATAAGAAGGTAATCCATTCTGATCCATCTTAAGTTCAGAAAGATAATTGTGCTCGTGGAGAGAAATTACTGCTTTTACAACTTTATCTACAGATTTTTTCTCTACTAAATCATTGAGGTCATTGTAACTGTGAGCGTTTTTATTTCGGCAGCGATTCAGAATCGTTCGTCTAATACCTATTAGTAAGTACATGTTAAAACTCCTTTTTTAAAACAAAAATTACACTGAAATTATATCAGAAAGGAAAAGCGAAATGGAATCACCAATTACCAAATTAAGAGCCACAGAAAAAATGCTAGAAGAAACTCGAAACGAACTAGCTCGCACAAGAGAAGAACTGCACAATGCCAAAGAGGAAGTTAAAAGATTAACACCTAATAGCGAACCAAGATGTGGAATAAAAAACATAACCATTTCAAATTGTGTTCTAAAAGAAGCTCAAATTGTTACCGAGATACAAGAGTTGCTAGCTGATGAAATTAAGGCTCGACTATCAAAGGGTGTGTGTACAAGAGAAATTGCGCAGTTGGTCGAGCCTTTGGCCAAACTGAGGATTAAAGGCTAACAAGAGATTATATATTAAAAAACTCAAAAAATAGGAGAAAAAACAAAATGGATACAAACACCACAAGACAAATTATCTGTACAGCAATAAGAGATACCCTACACGCAATGGATACATGCAAGGACCTCGACATGATAATCGTTACACCAGATAAGGACGAAGTGCTCTTGTCATACGGAGATAAGGCACTGCGCGTAGATATCCAGGATATCCCGGAAGAAGAACTACCGAGATTCTTAATCGCAAAGATTAACTATGAACAGAAAATGACGCTAAATGACTATCAGCACGAAACGTTGAGAACAGGAAAAGAAGTAGGTGTAATTGAATCCGTGATGGGAATGTGCGAAGAAATCGGAGAAGTTGTCGGCAAAATCAACAAGGCTACATTTAGAAAGCACGATGCAGATGTGGGAGAACTAATTGATGAACTAGGTGATGTTCTTTGGTACTTATCCATAACCGCATATAACGCAGGTGTACCACTAGAATCAGTCGCAAAACTCAATCTAGCAAAGTTAAAGCTAAGATACCCAGATGGATTCGATGTAGAAAGATCCAAACACGAAGAGGAATAAAAATGGATAGGCAAGCAATATTAAACGATCTTAAAAAAGAATATGGTAGCTTTCCGACTATATCAGATATATCAAGATATCTAAAAATTAGCCGTGCAAGTGTAAGAGACCTAATGAATGGCGTTGAGTGCTTGCCGGATGGAAGAAGTAAAAAGTATTTTGCAGGGGATGTAGCAGACAAAATTTACAAGAAAAGGAGCATGTAATGAGTAATAAAGAGTTATTCAAAGCTATATTTTCGGACGAGGAAGGTAACTTCCAGGTAATAAATCTAATCGGAACTATCTGCCTAGCGCTGCTATTCCCTATGCTGCACATATTCCTATATGCGCTAGGGTGCAGATAAAAGCGAGGTTAAACGTGAATAAGTTTAAACCTATTGAACCTTGCATTATCAAAGTGATTAAGCTAGCGCATGAAATGGTCGATAGCGGCACGATTGCAGGAGCGAAAATAACAACATCAGATGGATATGTAAATCTCAAACGCATAGATGGCAAGGTGACTGTACAAAGAGAGGCGCGACATGGATATTGAAAGACGAAGAAAATATTTTAAAGGAATTGTATCTGAATCAGCTATTACTAGAGAGTTCACTGATTATGAAGAACCTAGACTAGAAGTATGCGAAGAAAAAAGTGTGTTGTCAAATATAGAACCTTGGAGCGATGAAGAATTACAAACAATTACATTCGATTAGGAGACTAACCAAATGATGGAGTATTACAAAACATGTGCTTTTCCAAAGCCACAGACCAGGAAGAAAAAGAAGAAGCAAAACGGATATAAGGATAAAGCAAGTAGATTTTGCGCATATTGCGGAAAACCCTACGCAGAAAGGCACGAAATTTTCGGAGGGTCTAACCGTCAAATAAGTATAGATCTAGGCTTTCAAGTGGACGTGTGCCACGAGCACCACGAAGAGCTACATATGAACTGTAGCGAGTGGGCGCAAGAAGAGAACATTAAACTAAGACGCTTTTATCAAAAGAAATACGAAGAAGAAAAGATAGACGAGGGAATGACCAGAGAGCAAGCACGTAATGACTGGATGATCCTTATAGGAAGGAATTATTTATGAGTAGATGGAAATCAACGACAACCATCCCAAGTATAAATCTGAATGTAAATCAAATCCTACATAAGGCAGATTCAATAGACGACACATTAACATATGAGTCTATGCAAAAAGGAATCGCTTATGTAGCAAATAAAGATGAATTCTTAATTCTGAGTGCGTCAAATGGCTACCTCAGAATGACTTATGAGGAGCTAGAGGAAGTTAGAAAAGAAATAACAGAGATTTTAGAGGAAGTAGATAGGAAGAGATGGTAAACGTAGGATGTGTGTGTGACAGGTGCGGACACGAACACGGAACACCAAATGACAACAGGTCGTTTCGTTGGTGCAGGCGAATTAAGGGTACCATCTGTGGTAAATGTTGTAATGAATGCGAATACTGTAATGATTGGCGCTGCACCTACGATCCAGTAGGAAGAGAAAAAATGCGAATGCTGGTATATGCAAATAAAGCTGCTGAAAGAACAATATCTAAAAATGAAGATGTTGCTAAAAGGGTAAGCGATACAACAAGAAGGATGATCGAACAAGTTAATGAAAACCTAAAAGCGGAGATAAACGCTAGAGAAGAAGAATACGACAAACTACGCGCCAGGGAAGGCGAAGAACCAGAAATGTTTTAAGGAGATAAGCATGAGTTACGAAACAAACGATGAAATAACAATGGATGCGTACATTGAAGAAAAATTAAACACAAAGCTACCTAAACTATTTTTTATCTCGCAGCCGATGGCTGGCAAAACAGATGTAGAGATAGCTGCAGAAAGAACAATGATTAAGGAAAGAATCAAGAGAGAAATTAATCCTGCGGCTACCTTTATAGATTCGGTGCTAGATAAAAACAAGGTTGAAAAAGAAATCAAAAATAAGAACGTGAAATCAGAATCACTATACTATCTGGCGGAATCATTAAAACTACTATCAACGGCAGATATGGCAGTATTCGCGCATGATTGGCTAACAGTCAGAGGCTGCCGAATTGAAGAAACGGCAGCTAGACAGTATGGAATTGACGTGTACTACATATAGGAGAAGCAATGAATATAAATTACTGTGAACTTTGCGGCTGCGGTACCGCAAGAGAGAAGCGAGAAATACTTACACTAGAAAATTCAGACGGAAAGCAAGAAGTACACGTTCTATGCAAGGCGTGCGCTGATGCACTAAAGAGACAGTTAACAAGGAATAGCAAATGGACTACAAAATCATAGAAGAGCTAGCCACGCTATCAACAGATAGTAAGGGCAGGAAAAAGAAGCTTGTAAAAATATCCTGGTACGGAAAAGAACCAGGATATGAAATAAGAACTTTTGACAAAGACGGAACACCGCTCAAAAGAGCAATGCTAACAGAAGATGAATATCAGGAGTTAGCAAAATTCATGATAGGGAACTATTAATTGGAGATGCAGATGACTAATTATGAACTAATCCAAGAAATGGAAACATGGCAACTTGCCAAATTTTTACGCAAGGTGAGCGATGGCGAAACAGAATTTACAATCTGCAATCGTAAATGTGATGAATGCGCTAATGATGTAGAAATGTGTGAAGCACTAATAGAGCGCTGGTTAAAAGAGGATTGCGAGTCATAAATTATGAAATTTATAGATTTTTTCTCTGGAGTGGGGGGGTTCACAAAAGGACTAGAACTTGCGGGACATGAATGCATAGGGCACTGCGAATTTGATAAATTCGCAGAAGCAAGTTATAGATCTATGCACACCATAACGGAAGAGCAACGAACGCGCCTTAGCGAGCTAGATAAAAAGAAAAGACAGAAGGAGATTTTGAAAAGTGAATACCTCAATGGAGAATGGTACGCAAGAGATGTTCGAGCAGTTAACTCTACCAATATTCCAAGAGCCGACTGCTGGACTTTCGGAGCGCCATGCCAAGATTTCTCAATTGCAGGCAGGCGAGCAGGACTTGACGGAGAAAGAAGTAGCCTTGTACGAGAAATTTTTAGAATCTTGGAAGAGCTCGAAGAAGAAGATAGACCCACATGGCTTATCTACGAAAACGTTAAGGGAATGCTTTCTAGTAACAGAGGACTTGACTTCCTATCAATCATCGTTGAAATGGACCGATTCGGGTACGATCTCGAGTGGCAAAATATCAACTCGAGATGGTTCGTTCCGCAAAATAGGGAGCGCATATACGTTGTTGGATGTTATCGAGGAAGAAGTAGACGACAAATATTTCCTATCACGGGAAATGGCGGGGAAAATAGTACAAGGCAATTAATTGGCGGAGCGCAGGCGCACCGAGTATATGACAGCAACGGAATCGCTTGCACGCAGAACGCACAAGCTGGCGGAGTGGGTGCGAAAACAGGGCTATACGCATTTGGCGTCGATAAATCATCAAACAAATTACAAGAGCTGCAAATTGCGAACTGTCTTACGACGAAAGATCGCGGAGTTTTAAATAGAAGAAACGAGGCAACAGCAATTGCAATTCCTGTACTAACACCGTTCAGGAAAGAGAAGCGCCAAAACGGAAGAAGGTGCAAGGAAGCCGGGGAAGATATGTTTACCCTGACAACGCAAGACCAACACGGAATTGCGATAAAGGCGGATGAAGAAAAAGACGTTTGGGCGGTGTGGAGCGAGAAATACAATTGCTATCTCACAATTAGAAAACTGACACCGAGAGAAAGCTTTCGCCTCCAAGGGTGGGCAGACAATTATTATGAAAAAGCAGAATTTGTAAATAGTGATAGTCAGCTTTACAAACAAGCAGGTAACGGAGTAACGATTGGAATTGTCAAAGCAATAGGAGAGAAATTATGGACGAAAGAAAATTTATAAAGAAGTGCAAAGAACTCGTAAGGAACTACTACAACGATAGAGTGGAATCAATAGACAAAAACGGCAAAATCACAACAGAAGATGTATTCGTTGTTTGGTTCTGTAAAACCTTGCAGAACTCAAAGGCTTTAGTTAGCACCAACGTATCAGACGGTATGTATTACGAAATTACATATAACGGAGACAAGAACGAGTGCTATCTTGATGCTTATAAGAAATGGCAGAATGTTTGCATTGAAATGTAGAAAAAGGAGTGAAAGACAATGAAGGCGTACGACAAAATTCCGGAATGGAAAGAAATTATATTCAAAGAACTAACGCCGGAGGATAAAGAGTATAACAAGCACAAGTGGATGTACACAATCGAGAACCTGCCGGAATATAACGAAGATGTAATCGTAACAGACGGAATTGATGTATGGATAGATGCATTTGACGAAGCTATAAGTGGAGAAGTCTATTTATGTGGCACAGGTGGGAATATAGATGAAGTGACTGCATGGATGCCACTGCCAACTCCATACAAGTGGGAATAGACAGAATCTAACAATACGCTATGTAAGTAGCGGACACCATAAGTTATTTTTATAAGGCAAACAATGATGTAAAAATGATAATCTCTCAAACCAACGTCCGCTACTTCATATATATAGGAGCAAACAATGATCAACTTAATACTTACATTATGGATATTAGGAATTATAGCAGGAGTTAATGCACTACTATTCACTGCGCTAAACAAAATGGAAAAAGCAAACAATTTATATCTAGCAGCAGATTTACTTATCTCTGCAGGATGTCTAGTAATTCTGTACTGGATATACATATAACTAAATCGCTATGATGGCGGCGAACATAAAGGTCCTTTCTGAAAATAATATACATATAAGAGCACAACATAATTAAGTAGCCATATTCGCCGCCTCATATATATAAGAAGAAAATATAAAAAATGAGAAAACAATCACCAGCCGCGAGCTGGTTTAAAAGTTCAATTGAGTATTAACAAGTCGACGAAAAAACATAGATATGATTAGAACTAAAAAATATAACTGCGGAAATTATCAAGAAATAGAAATATTTAATGTATCGCCAAGAAAAAGAAAATATGAGAGAGCAAGGAAGGTAAAAGAATCTACACCGGCACAAAAAAATCTCAACTCTAAACGAGCACAGAGATATTTTGCAAGGCTGTGCAATCTTAATTTCACTGAAGGTGATTACAGCGTAGATGCTACATACGATGATGCACATCTTCCGGCTAATAGAGATGAGGCGTTAAGAGATGTTAGGAACTACACGCGTCGCGTCAGATATGAAATGGCGAGGCGTGGCAAAGCAGCTGTTGAATTTGTATATGTAATCTCAAATCACAAAGGAGATGATACAGGTTCAAAAGCAAGGTGCCACATCCACATGATTTTTAAAGGGGCAGATAGAGACGTTCTAGAAAAGAAGTGGAAAGCTGGATACTGCAATACGGATAAACTTAGATTTAGTGAAACGGGAATTACAGGAAAAGCCTTATACATGGCAAGGCAAGGAAAAAGCAAAAGGTGCTGGGGCGGTTCTTTAGGCTTAAAAAAGCCGGAGCCGATTGTTTCAGATAGAACATTTACAAGGGGGCAAGTAGAGAGAATTATAAACGATCCAGGAGACGGAAGATTTATTTCAAAGTTAATAAATAAAAATAATAAAACTAAATACGTATTCACAGATTGCATAGTTGAACACGACGGCAGGCAGGTCGGATTCTTTTCAGAAGATCCAGGGGACGGCCTCGGATTTAGCGTGCTAATCAGAATGAGGAGGGAATGATGAGCTATTACATTAAATGCCCTTTTTTTATGGCGCATAAAGAAAATACAATCACGTGTGAAGGTTGCATGCATTTTTTTGATACAAAGAAAAAGCACCGAAAACAGATTGAGAAGTGTGAAGAAGGCGGAACTGAATGCAGATACGCTAAAAGGCTTTTTGAGTGCTACGAAATATATCAAGATTCCCCAGATTTAGAATTAAGATTGCGTGAAGTTTATGCTGATGAAATGAGAAATCAAATATCTACACTTGTGTGGAGATTGGCTAGAGAAAAGAATAACCAAAAGAAACTCAAAGAAAATTACGAGAACGCTCTTGCAATCAAAACAAAAGATATAAATAGACTCACAAGGCAGCTAATGCTTGACAGAAAAAAAGTGGCAATAAACGAAAAAACAATTCTTACATTAATGCACAAGAACAATCTAAGCATGACAGATATTAGCGAGCTTGTGGATAAGTATAGAGATAGCGAATTAATTTTTGATGCAAAAAGCGGAAAGGTGGAAAAGAAATGAACGCATTAATGGACGGTATTATATTTATAATGCTAAATGCCCAGGTGGGAATAGAGGTAGGCGCTACAGGATGGAGCTATTTTTAAGCAAGAGAAAACGAGGGGATGCCCCTCGTTTTTTATTAAGCTGCCTTTATAATTTCCTGTGGTGTGAATGAGAAGTATAAATCGCTGCCAACCTCCGAGCTCTCGCGCTCATATAATACTATTGCCTTATCAGGCGCAGCAGATAGCTTTATCTTTTCAATTGCATTTTCTTTAGTTTCAAAAGCTCCAATGCGTACACCGTTATCAAGGTCTCCTGCGTATGGAACGGATGATATTCCGTCAGAATCTTTCATAAAGCAATATACTGTGTAATGATCTTCGCCGTTTGGTCTAATTCCATACCAGCAATCTAGCGAGTTCAGATATTCTTTGCAGTTGATTTTCTTTGTAATTTCGTTTAACATAATTATAGCTCCTTTTAATTATCAGGGGTGGTAATTTCTGGGTGTTTCGAGCCGTTGCAGCGGCTCGATTTTTTATTTTTTGATTTTCTGAACCTGTTCAACTATTAGAGATTCAATGTAGTTGCTCAGCGTCCGGTTTTCGCTTGCCGCTATCTCGGTAGCAGCAGCTTTTAGTGTCGGTGTCATTCGCACTGCGACTCTTTCCGTTTTCTTCTCGGTCATATTTGCCACTCTCCTTAAGATTTGCCGTCCTTTAGCTTGATTATATTGTACCAACAATGACGAACAATGTCAACACCTTTTTCAAAACTTTTTTAAAAATTTTGAAGCAGGCGAAAAAACGTATATCAATAGGCATAATTAAAGCTGGAGGAAATCATGGATTGGAACAAGCTCGAAGTAGAATACATAACAACAAATACATCATACGCAAAACTAGCTACTAAATACCAAACATCGGCGCGCACTATTTCGGAATACGCACGCCGCCATGAGTGGAAAGAAAAGCGCAGGAAATATGTATCAGATACTGTCGGAAAAGCTGTAGAGCGCGTATCTAAACTAGAATCTATAGACTTGTCTAAAGAAATAGGCATAGTACATAACTTGTCTAATATAATGAGCGACGCTCTATTAGATCCAAAACAGTTCAATAGATATCTCGTTGAAGAAACTGAATACAATTCAGATGGTTTTCCAGTATCAAAGAAAACCGTTGAGAAAAAATATAAGAGAGTAGACTTTAAACAGGTAAAAGATGCTGCAAACGCTTTGCAGGCGATTGAAAAAATGAGGCGGTCAATGGAGACTATTCTCACGTTCCAAGAGAAAGAAAATCTTAAGAACGCAAAGAAAAGAATTAGACTCGAAGAAAGAAAGGTTAAATTGCTTGAAGCTGAGGCAGAAAATAAAAATATCAGCGTTGAAGAGGCTGAAAGTATTGTACTTGTTAATTTAAGTGATGAAGAGGTTGCGGAGGTAGAAGAATGAAAATAGCATGGGAGCCGCAGCCACGTCAAAAAGTATTTATGAGCCGTCCGGAGTATGAAGTGTTATATGGCGGCGCAGCTGGAGGCGGAAAGAGCGACGCTATATTATGCGAAGCACTAAGACAGGTACATATACCAAGCTATAAAGGGCTAATCTTAAGGCGTACATTTCCGCAGCTCTCGGAGCTTATGGATAGATCCATAAATCTATATTCAAAAGCATTTCCGAGCGCGAAATTCAACGAATCAAAATACGTCTGGAAGTTCGGAAGCGGCGCAAAAATATACTTCGGAAATTTACAGAGGGAAACGGATAAATATAACTATCAAGGTAAGGCATACGACTTTATCGCATTTGACGAGCTAACGCATTTTACGCGTACGCAGTACATGTATCTAATGTCACGTAATCGTCCGACTGCACCGGGAACGAGGGTATACATAAGAGCTAGCGCAAACCCTGGTGGAGTTGGTCACGGCTGGGTAAAAAAAAGATTTATAACGCCCGCAGCGCCTATGACTCGTATCAAGGGCGTATATAAAATCGTTACCCCAACAGGCGAGTTAATAGAGCGCGTGCGTAGCCGTATGTTTGTACCATCAACAGTCTTTGACAACAAAAAGCTACTAGAAAACGACCCGTACTATATCGCAAATCTTGCCATGCTCCCGGAAGCAGACAAGAAAGCACTGCTGTACGGAGACTGGAATTCATTCAGCGGACAAGTATTCACAGAATGGAATGACGAGATAGAACACTATTTAGATCGTAAGTGGACCCATGTCATAAGTCCGTTCAAGATTCCTGAAACATGGAGAATATTTAGAGGTTTTGACTGGGGCTACTCAAAGCCATTTAGTGTAGGTTGGTACGCTGTAGATAACGACAACAGGCTATATAGAATTAACGAACTTTACGGATGTACAGACCAGCCGAACACTGGCGTCAAGTGGACTACCGAAAAGATTGCGAAGGCAATAAAAGAGATTGAGGATTCAGACCCAAATTTAAAGGGCAGAACAATATCAGCAGTTGCAGACCCTGCAATATTCCAAGAAAACGGCGGTAAATCAATAGCCGATTCCTTTATGGAAGCAGGTGTGTACTGGGAGAAGGGAGACCATACACGAATACCCGGTAAAATGCAGTGCCACTATAGATTAGCTTTTGACGAGAACGGAATACCGATGTTCTATTGCTTCTCAAACTGCAAGGACTTCATCAGAACAGTACCGGAACTAATTTACAGCGAAACCAAAGTAGAGGATATCAATACCGAAATGGAAGATCATATATACGACGAATGGAGATATGTATGCATGGAGTCGCCTATAAATGAGCGACGAGACGCCAGAGCAAAGCTATACGAGGGAACAGACGGAACACACGACCCGTTAAATATGATTCCTGCACAGCTAGGACGATACGACTTTTTCAAATACATGTAAGGAGCGAATATGAAAGACAAGAAGAAAGAGCTAAAAGAGCAGAATGCTAAAGAAATTGAGAAGGCAAGGCCATCAAGAGACCAGGAACAGCCGGAAGATGACGAACCCGAAGAAGATCCCGCGCAAGCCGAGGGAGATAAACAGCTAATGAAGAGGCTAGGAATAGACCTAAAGAAAGCAGCCGAAGAACCTATCGAGGATGAAGAGGAAGAACCAGACTATATAGAGCAGGAACCAGAACCAACATCGCTAGATGCGAAGGAAGAACCGGAAGCAGAATACGGAGCCTTTAACGAAGACGAAGGCAAAGAGTGGGACCCGAACTATGGACGAAAAGGAATCATTGATGAAGAGGTTATAGGGGAGGCAAAGAACACATACGAAAAATACAAGCAGAATCTTGAGAAGTTCAAAAAGCGCATTGTTGAGAATGAAAAGTGGTGGCAGTTCAAGCAGTGGGAAGTTATAGGGGATGCACAAGGAAAGGAAAATGATCCAAAGCCTGAAAGTGCATGGATGTTTAATTCACTCGCCAACAAACACGCGGACGCTATGGATAACTATCCTATGCCTAACCTGCTTCCACGTGAAGAGAGCGACAAAGGTTCTGCGTTGTCACTATCAAAGATTGTTCCATGCATCCTAGATAACTGCGACTTTCAGCAAATATATAGTGATGCGTGGTGGTACAAGTTAAAACAAGGATTTTGCGTGTATGCTACATACTGGGATAACACAAGAGACAACGGCGCCGGTGATATTGCTGTAAAACAAATAGATGTTCTAAATCTATTATGGGAGCCAGGAATTAAATATATCCAGGATTCACCAAACGTATTCCTGATAGACGCTGTGGATAACGATATCCTCGTAGGAATGTATCCAGACCTAGAAGGCGTGCTATCAAATTCTGCAGGCGCTGAAATCGTGAAGTACGATACAGAGCGTGACGATTCAGCATCTAACAGAACAGTTGTATATGACTGGTACTATAAGCAGACTGTTAACGGTAGGACAATTGTTCACTACTGCAAATTTATAGACGGTCACGTGCTCTTTGCATCTGAGAACTGCGAAGAGTACCTAGAGAGCGGATATTACATTTCAGGCGAATATCCGTTCGTTGTGGATAACCTATTCCCGGTTGAATCTGAAATGCTAGGCTTCGGATATATCGATGTTATGAAATCTCCTCAGATGGTCATAAACAAGATGGATCAGATTGTCGCAAAGAATGCTGCTCTTGTTGGCAAACCAAGATGGGGAGTCAATAAGAATTCAGGAATAGATCCAGAACAGTTAGCTGACTACTCACAAGATTTCTTTGAGATAAACGGCAAACTAAACGAGGATAATATCAAGCAATTCCAAACAACGCCGCTTCCGCCACTTGTTATGAATTACCTCGAGATGAAAAAAGAAGAGTTAAAAGAAACCTCGGGCAATCGCGACTTCTCACAGGGAAGTACGGCCGCAGGTGTGACGGCAGCTAGCGCCATTGCAGCACTGCAAGAGGCAGGTTCAAAGCTATCTCGCGACATGATAGGCGGTTCATATAGAGCATACGTGAGGCTAGTCAAGCAGATTATAGAATTAATCAGGCAGTTTTATGATGAGCCTCGTTGTTTCAGAATTGACGGAGAGGGCGGATCGTATGAATTTATCAGCTTTGAAAATTCATTACTCAAGGAAACAACAATTGACGATGTTACAGGACAGCCGGAAATCGTAAAGAAACCTATATTCGATGTTAAAATCTCCGCTGCCAAAAAGAACGCATTTAATAGAGCGTCGCAGAATGAGACAGTAAAAGAGCTATACGGTATGGGAGTGTTCAATCCGAACAACTATGTACAGGCTGGAATGCTATTAGACGCTATGGATTTTGAAGGAGTGGAAGAGCTCCGCAGGAAGGTGGGAGAAAACGGAAACCTTAACGAGAAGTTGAACCAATTAGCTAGCATTGCTATGCAGATGGCAGGAATGCTAGACCAGACAGTTGGAGCAGGCGAATTCACATCTCAGGTACAGCAGGCTCTAGGAATGGAAGTGGCACCGCAGTTAAACGCTGCCGCATATGAGGCTAGGCGCGGTATAGATAGACCGGTAAATACTAGAGCAGCAAATATCAGAGATAGAGCAAGTAACCAGGCAAGCGTAGGAGAAGGTCATGACATCAGCAAAACTGACGAGTAAGAGAGATGAACAAGGTAAAATCACGTATACGTTAGATATCAAAGAGCACGCGGACGAAAGTCACGTGTGCTTTGCGATTAGCACGCTAGTACATACAGTGTCGGATATGGTCGAAAGATTAGAAAGCTCAATCAATATCAAGCCTGGTGATGTAGTAATCAGCTTTACATCGCATCCGGACAACGTAAATGAAATGATATACGCGAGGATTATATATACGTTCGCATGCAAAATGTTAACGATTCTTGAAGAGGGATATCCAAAAAATATCAAAGTGATTATGCCGTAGTCGAATAATAAATAATTTTTTTATATCATAAATCCGTAAAGATAAATGCTCGCGGGTAAGCCGCAGGAGGAACAATGACATATAGAGATTTTTACCTCTTCGATGGAGAGGGCGGCGAAGGAACAAGCGGTAATACTGGTGTCGCTACCAGTGCTGAAGAGGGCACAGCCCTTGAAGAAAAGAAAGATGATGATTTGTTTGACGATAACAGCTATGACGATAGCGAGGAACCAGACGATGAACCATCAGAGGGTGAAAACGCCGATGAACCCAAAGACCTATCTGCAGAGTTCGAAGAACTAATCAAAGGAAAGTATAAAGACTTATACGATGCGCGCGTTAAGGATACGCTTTCAAAGAGATTCAAGAATGCAGAGGCGGATAGGAATAGACTTGGTGAATATGAAGATGCGCTATTTGTACTGTATGACAAGTACGATATCGAGCCTGGTAATCTTAACGGACTCAAAGAGGCAATCGCAAAAGATGGCGAATTGCTAGAAGAAAGAGCAGAAAGAGAAGGCTTATCGGTTGAACAGTACAAGTACCAGAAGAAGCTTGAGGCGGAAAACAGAAGGCTTGAAGCAGAGCAGAGAAAAAGAGCCGCCAAAGAGCAAGCAGACGCACTGTACGAGCAGTGGGAATCAGAATCTGCTGAACTAAGAAATGTTTATCCACACTTCAATCTTAAGAAAGAGGCTAGTGAGAATCCTGAATTCATGAGCTACCTTGAATCTGGAATGAGTGTAAGGAAAGCATTTGAAGCAGCACATATACAGGAGCTAATCTCTGGCGCTATTCAGATGGCTACCAAGGAAACTAGGAAGAACACTATCGACACAGTGAGAGCAAGAGGATTAAGACCGCGTGAAAACGGTATGCAGTCCAAAGCTCCACTAAAGGTCAAGAAGAACATTAGTAATCTCAGTAACGAAGATATGGATAGAATCAATAAGCGTGTAGCTAGAGGTGAAACCGTTACCTTCTAACTGAGTACTGAGTAAGGGGGAAACAATGAACGTTAGAGACTATTTCCTTTTTGGAAATCCAAACACAAATATCACTACAGATAGCAATCTGACACCGGATATGAAGGAGTACTACGATAAGAATCTTATCAGACTCACAGGTCCGCAGCTAATTCACGACCAGTTTGCACAGAAGAGGCCAATTCCAAAGAATGGCGGTAAGGTTATTAAATTCAGACAGTACAAGCCGTTCCCAAAGGCACTAACACCACTTACAGAGGGTGTAACACCGGACGGAAGAAAGCTCCAGATGACAGAGGTATCTGCAACAATCAAGCAGTACGGCGATTACGTAACTCTATCAGATATGCTACTTCTCACAGCACTAGATAACAACCTGCTAGAGTCACAGCAGCTGCTATCTGATCAGGCAGGAAGAACACTTGATACAGTTACAAGAGAGGTTATGCACTCAGGTACCAACGTGCTTTATGCAGGCGGTAAGTCGGCAAGGGCGGCACTAACCAAGGATGACAAACTAACAGTAGATACAGTCAAGAGAGCTGCTAGAATTCTTAAGAATGCTAACGCTCCAAAGATTGACAAGTACTACGTTGCTATTATCAATCCTGATACATCGTACGACCTACAGTCTGATCCGGCATGGATTGATGCATCAAAGTATGCAGGTTCAACTCAGATCTTCGAGGGAGAGGTTGGAAAGATTGCAGGAGTAAGATTTATTGAGTCTACAGAGGCTAAAATCTTCAACGAGAAGAGCACATCCGGAGCTAGAATCTACGGAACACTATTCCTAGGAGCTAACGCATACGGAACTACCGAGATTGAAGGTGGCGGACTCGAGATGATTGTTAAGCAGAAGGGTTCAGCAGGAACAGCGGATCCACTCAATCAGAGAGCAACTGCTGGATGGAAGGCTGCAAAGACCGCAGAGCTTCTAGTCAGCCCTTACATCGTAAGATGTGAGCACTGCGTAACACTGGAATCTGATCCAAACTAATTCATAAAGCTAGCCTGTAATTCTGCAGGCTAGCAATATTGATATAAGGAGAAAGAATTATGGCAAAGAAATACGAAGAGCTAGAAGCTGTTGAAACTATGGCAGATGAAGAGGCTGTTGAGGCAGTAGAAAATACTGCAGATGAAGAGGTTACTAAAAACGCTGTTGAGGTAAGCGATGATTACCTAGAAGAACTTGTTGAGATTATGCTATTCAAGGATTCAGATAAATACTCTGATGATCTAGTGGTCACGCTTAACGGCAAGAACTACCAGATTAAGAGAGGTGTCAAGGTTATGGTGCCGAGAAAGGTGCAGCTTGTTATTGAGGACTCAATGAAGCAGGCAGGACTTGCTGCCGACTACGAAGAAGAAGCACAGCAGCAGTACAAGGAACTTGAGAATAGGCTATAAGGCAGCTATAACGCTGTGTAAAGCGAGGGCTGAGGCTCTCGCTTAATTTATTAAGGAGATAGTATGAAAAGAATCAGCGTAACGGTAGATATAAATAAAGTGAAGTCCATTATTGTTAATGGTTTAGTGCAGTTCGATGATGATGCAGCAATAGATATCAAACTGCTTAATGGCAGTAACTCGTTCGATTTTTCAGAGTATACCGCTGTAACAATTGAAATTATCCGCCCAGATGGAAAAGCCTTTGTTGATTGCATAGGAGACCACTTAACGGTTGAAGATGCGGCGCAAGGATTTCTAACATATAAGCCGGTTCCAGAAGTCACAAAACTTGTAGGTTTGTACTTCGTGGATATTTCCATATATACAAACGGCAAGAAGATGACTACATCAAGATTTACATACAATGTATCAGATGGAAACATTGACAATACCGAGATTGAAAAAGAAGAATATTATCCGGTGCTTCTTGCGCTCGTAAAAGAGGTATCAACATACAAGGCAGCAGAAGAGGCAAGGGAGCGAGCAGAGAAGTTAAGAGCGAGCGAAACCGCAGGTATCGTCGCGCAGGCAAATAAAATTCTAGAGAATATCCAGGAAAAGCAGGGCTATCTAGATGATTTATATAGTGCGTTTGTACAGATCGCTAACGAGATAACTGGTAGCAACTTTGATGTTACATCGCTTATAACAGCATCTAGCCTTGAAACCAGATTAAAAGGTATCTATCCAATCAAGGACGGTAAAGACGGAATTGAAGAGGGACAGCTAGGATTTGATAAGTCAAAAGGACTGCTATACATAGGCGGTTCGGAAGTTAAGGTACTAAACAAGCCGGAAGTTGCTATATCAGGAACTGAACCGGAAGATAAGAGCCTGCTATGGCTAGATAACGTAAGCGGTAAGGTTAAATACTACGCTGGCAGTGCATGGAGTGAGGCTAAATGCTTTGCAGTATATAAGTAGGTGGTGATATGGCAACAACTCTATTTAATCAATGGGTGATACATAGTGGTCCTAGAATCAGACTTACCGCCACAACGGATTACTATCGCGACGGCGCATATATGTATTACCGCATAAACACATATATCCACGGTTTAGATTATAGGCAGTCGTGGTACGGCTGGTACCTGGATATGGCAGTGTACATAGACGGACAATATATGGGCACTACGAGGTTAAAACAGAATAAGCCTATAAGATGGTCAGGTATTAGTAATTCGACGCCGTATTATGCTGTTAAACGTGTTTCTGGCAATGCCCATATCAAGATTGTACTAACATCAAACAAACCTAGATACGGACAGAGAGTGTGGGAAAGCGGCGGAGCTTTACCGGCGCCGCCATTAAGCACAGCCGGACTATTAACATTAAAAGATATTACTGAATCCGGAATGATAGTTAATATAAGCGGACTACCTACAGGATATGAAAAAGAGCTCCGCTTCTGGCATAGGGCAAAAGCGGAGGCGTGGAAACATATTGGAAATAAAACTGTATCTAACAGCAGTAGAGATTGTAGCATGGCGTTTAATGACCTCATGTCAAATACTGATTACGAGATATCAGTAGAGGAATTCGTGGATGGCTACAAGATAACTTCATTTGATTCAGCAATTACATTACCTACCGCAAAAGGAGAGCTGACCACAACTACTACAGAAAGCGAATTGATAGCGGTTGAAGAGGTTAATTCAAACATTTCATACGCTAGAACGCTAGAGTGGTATATAAGGCCAGCAGGTGCAGGAAATTTTCAGTACATGGGAGAAGAAGAACTACCTGCAGGTGTAAGCACGAAGGCGAGAAAGTTTGAAAAACTCACAACAGGCTGTAGATACGATGTTAGAACGCTCATTAAACGCAAGGACACCGTTTTAAAAGAGACTGTTGTATCTGATTCACTTAAACCAAGTAGCGCAGTTATAAAAGCTGAATCAGATACATATAGCAGCATCCAGGTAAACATATCTCACATGGTGAATACCGGGTGGGAGCGAACTATAAAAGCGAAGTATAAAGCTGCGTTTGAATCAGAATATAGAGAAGAGAGCGTGACAACAGGAAATGAAAGCACATTTGTAAATCTAAAGAACCTCAAAGCTTTCACAGATTATGAAGTCGTGGTTGAAATCTATAGAGATTCCCAGACTATAAAGTCTTGGACTAAAACTGTTAAGACAAGAGAGATGGGGTTTGTTGCAATTCCTGTTATCAAAAGCATTGAATCTGTTATCAGAACTAAAGATGCTGTTATCAATTGGCTTGTAAACGATGACAGAGACGAAATGAGCTATGACGTTGAATACAAGATTGGTGAAAGAGAGTGGACGAGGCTTATAACAACTAAATATAAGCCAAAGCTCACAATAACTTTACCTAGCGGTAATACTGAATACCTAATCAGGATAAAAGGATATGCCACAGATTCAACAAAGATATCTTATTCTCTAGTGGTGCCAGTGTATACATATTACCGCTTCGAATATGACAGTATTGTTAATGCGCAAAACGAAATCGCTTTAACGAGTACTGAGGTAAACAGACTTATACGCTTTATCAATAAAAAAGTTGGTAGCAGCTTAATATTTATTGAAGAGGGCGAATCTATCACTTTAGAAAAGCATAATGAACTAAGAAGGGTATTGGCTTTAAGCACGATTCCTAGCGGAGATATTAAAGCCGTAGATTGGATGTCGCTCAAAAACAAGGTAAATGAGGGTTAAATATGAATACAGCAGAAGTAATTAAGACGGTTAACGATCGTTGTCCGAACACGTGTACTGACGAAGAAAAGATAGCATATGTTAACGAGATTGAAAACATAGTTCAGAGAGAACTGTTAAATCTCGAAGAAAAAGACATGAAGAGGCAGGTAACTAGCGACACGCAAACAGAAGAGCTGCTACTAGAAAAGCCGTTTGATTTAATTTATGTGTACTATGTGGCAGCTATGACTTGCCAAGCAATGGAAGAGTGGGATTCGTTCAATGCTTGGTTGAGTCTGTATAACAGCCGAGCAGTAGATGCACGCAACTATTACATCACGAAAAGCAACAGATTTAAAAATTTAAGAGTTAAAAACTTCTTTTAGGAGGCAATATGCTACTCAAGGAAATACAGCCAAAGATAAATGGCAAGCAGTCAGTATTACAGTTCAAAGGATATAACGCAAATGCTGTAATAGATGACGGTGAGATGAGGGATATGTACAACTTGTCATCAGATAAGTATCCTGTACTCTCTCAAAGAGCACCAAGGAATATCATAGATATGCCAGTGCAACATCCAAGGGATATCATCGTAAAAAACAATGTGCCATATATCATAGATAGATACGAGGTAGACGGAGAGATAAGAACATTTATCAAATACTCTAAAGGTGGCACAGACTACCAAAAGCGAATAAATAACATCATGCCCAAAACTATGGTGGCACATAATAATAAAATCTGCATATGGCCAGACAAGGTGTATCTAGATATTACAGATAACACCGTAAAGCATATGGACGCATCAGTGCGCGCCACGGCAACAATTAAGCCAGGCAGCATATATTTAGTTGGTGCAGATCTATCTGAATTCTCTGTTGGTGATGCTGTTGAGATATCAGGATGCAAAAAGCAACCAGGCAATAACACAGTGATCGTGATTAAGAGTATAGAAGGCAGCACAATTACCACTTACGAGAATTCATTCAGAATGCCGAGTGACGATGTAACTAAGGAGTCGTATGTTGAAGAGGAAGTAAAACTCACACGAGATATCCCAGACCTTGATTACGTTATGGAAAGCAATAACAGATTGTGGGGCTGTAGGAGCGAGGACAACACAATCTATGCTAGTAAGTTGGGAGACCCACTTAACTGGAACTACTTCCAGTCGCTAGCAAACGATTCATACGCGCTAGAGGTTGGTTCAGATGGTGAATTTACAGGGTGTGCTGCATATCCTACGCACCTAATTTTTTTCAAAGAACATCATATGCATAAAGTGTTCGGAAGTATGCCAAGTCAATATCAGCTATACAGCACTGAGTGCTTCGGAATAAGAAAAGGCTCTGATAAATCGGCTGTAATCGTAAATGGTGTATTGTACTATCATTCATTAACAGGCGTAATGGCTTATGACGGCGGAACATATCCGGTAACGATATCCGAAGCGTTCGGAGATTATCAGTTCAAATCAGCTGTCGGCGGAAGTAACGGTAAGAAATATTACATTTCCATGCTAAACGAAAGCGAGAATAAGTACAATATCTTTACTTACGATATACTTCGCAGACTATGGCACAAGGAAGATGAAACAAAAGTAACAGCCTTTGCCAACGTGAATAACGAGCTTATATACATAGCAGATGGCAACATCTGGACTACTACAGGAAAACGTCCGGAAGATGATATTAAGTGGTTTGCTGTATTCGGACCGTTCGATGAATTCGTAGAGAATATGAAGTCTTATAAAAAAATAAACATGAGACTAGATATGCAGCCGGGAGCACAACTAAGGATAAGTACTCAAAGTAGTAATGGTGAATGGGAACCAATATACGAGTGCGAAACAGAGCGAGGAAAAACACTTAGTGTTCCAATTATCCCTAATAGGCAAGCGAAATTCTCTATAAAGATTGAGGGAGTGGGAAGAACAGATATTGAATCACTTACAAGATACTATAGAGGTAGGAGTGATAGACCATGATAACTGTACCAAATAGAACAGATATGTCGGATGAAAGCCTTGCACTCAGGACGATAGATGAAAACTTGCGAAAGCTCGCAGATGAAGTACTCATGGAAATCATGAATGTATCAAAAGAGCCAAGCAAGAAAAAAGAAACATCTGAAAGTAAGGTAAATAAAGAAGCACCCAGAGTTCATATCGCCTATGCAAGTAGCGGAGATGGCGCAGTAGGGTTCAGCACCACGGATAGCACCGGAAGAACGTATATAGGAATCTACACAGATTTTAAAGATGTAGCTAGCGCAGATCCTAAAGCGTATAAATGGACGAAAGTCAAAGGCGATAATGGCATAAGCGTAAGTTCATATACTAGGTGGTATTATCTAGCGGTAGAGACCCCAGAGAAACCAGCACTTAAAGTTCCTCCTAGACCGTGGACTATAGCAGAACCTAGCTATATAGAGGGGAGCACAAACAACCTATATTATGTGGACCAAAGCATTTTCTCGGATGGAAGTTTTTACTACTCGGATGTTCAGGTGTCAAGCTCATATGCTGCCGCTAAAAATGCATTTATCAAGGCTTTAGAAAATCATCAAAAGACACTAAAGCAACTCGAAGATTTAAGCAGACAGACGAAAAAAGAAATCGCAGATGCAGCGGATAGCATATCCATGAAGATTAAGACAGAGTATTACTCATCGGCTGATATGGACGACAAGATTGCTAATATTGAGTCGCAAATAACACAAACGGATAATGCTGTAAATGTTAAGTTTAGCGAAGCTCTCAAAAACATAAATGATCTAAAGTTTGATTCGGATAAAAAGTATAGCGAGATTATAAGTACTATAAGGCTAGATAAGAACGGGATATCTATAGGCAAAAGCGGTAACAGAATATCCGTGAATCTAGATAATGACAAACTGAGGTTCATGCAAGAAGGAATAGAAGTTGCGTATATGAGCGATAACAAGCTATATATACAAAATGCGGAGGTACTCAGCAGTATAAAGCTTGGCAAATTTGCGTTTATGCCTGATACAGAAACAGGCAGTTTATCATTTGGAAAGGTAGAAGATTAATGGCAAATACATGCATATATGAATTCATTCCGGTAGATAAAAAATACAGCTCCCTTGAAGAGGGATACGGATGCATTATACCGGGATACTCAACGGTAACACCGGTAGTTCGTGGCACGCTTACAGATAAAATGAAGCCTTACTATTTGTATGCGTCGACTTACGATGAAGAGGTAAGGCTAAAAACAGTTACTATTTGTGAAAACCAAAAAGTAAACGTGGATGAATTAAAGAGTCCAAATTCATACTCGATAATCGAAAACGGAGATGAATTAAATTATAGATTCGAGCTTCCGGATGTACTAGTACCGACTCACTATTTTTCGCCAGCATATCATGAATATGAACCGCTAATAGCATACATAAGCGCTGCAAACGAAAAGAATACATTAAACGAAAGCGGTAAATGCATTACAAAATTGGCACTTTATGGCGAACCAAGAATCACGGTAGTTAAAAATCCTTATGAGTCAAATGCAGATGGAACGGCGAAAAAAGGCGGAAACTATCGAACTGCACAGGTTCAAGTCGGATGGTTCCCTATAAACGTGAGTGGCGCCGCAAAGAAAGTAGATAAAATAACCTTAAGTGGGAAAATCAAAAGGTCGAATGAATCAGCTTACAAACCTACCAACATCACCACAAAACTAATCAAAACAGATACTGATGCATCTGGGTGGGTTACATCAACATATGATGTAACTGTGGCAGTTAATAAATCGTATACACACAACTTTGCACTATATGCATCAGATGGACTAGGTGGTGATGGAGTGAGCCACATGTTTTTTCAATCTGCTTTCAAGTTGTTTGACTTTAGAGTAACCGGAAGAGGGTTCGCGCTCGGCAAACCATCCGAAAGAGATGCGTTTGAGTGCGATTTAGACCTGGTTGTAACAAAAGGTGCAGAATTTAAAAGAGAAACAGTATTCAGAGGTCCTGTTAGAGGACATAGAAACGGAGTGGTAATTATCGATATCGAAATCGCTAAAAACTCTGTACTAATGGATTCAACTAGATTTCCCGGCGCAAAATACATATTTGAATTAGCACTCCCTAGAGATATGGTAGGAGAACAAGTAGATGAGAAATGGCTGCCAGAGCTATATCCTGAAAAGATTTGCTCAGAGCTATATCCTATATGTGCACTAGAGACAAACACAGAGTCGGGGCTGTACGAGCAATCAGCTAACGATATCTACCTTAAGGTATACCTAACGAGAGAGCCTAAAGAAGATATCAGAATCAATTGCAAGTTTACAAAATCTATGAGCCTAGAGGCTCAGAATGCTGCAGGGGGTAATTAATGATAGGAGCGGTAAATGCGGCAACAACGCAAAGAAAAATCGTGAGAAAAGATAGCGTAAATATCGCAGTGGGACAAAACAATATAGAAACGATAGATATTGCTGCTTCTCGCATTATATCTATAACTGGAGTGGTGCATTACAAGGCAGGGTATGTATTACCACTGTCTTATCCAATGTTAAATTACGGCAATGGTGGATATATAGAGTGGGGAGTTTCGGCAGTAATCAAAGGAAACGTTCTACAACTTATATCCGGCGCAGAATGGAAAAACTGCGATATTAAGATAATAATCGAGTATATTTAGGAGGGAATATGATAGGAAGAGTACATGGGGGGGCAGTGCGATAATTCGCCAAGAGGTTATAAAAAATGGCCCTTACACAATGATATATACGGAATATGACAATGGTTATGTAACGATTAGTGCTCGTGGAGACCAAACGGTATACGCACCTAATTCACAGGTAATGAGTCGAATAGAATTTCCGTTAGGTGTATCATTGGATGCAAATACATACTCCATACAAGCGATGGTTGGCCACAACGGCTCGCTAGTAAAAGATTTAATGGTAATGGCAGACGCAGCCGGCAATCCTAAATATGATTCACGAGGATTTAGCTATTCGTGGAAACAAACCGCTAAATACTATGTGACATTCATGTTTTTTATCCAAGGCTTCAAAATATAAAAATACAATTAAAACCGACTACAGCTGTAGTCGGTTTTAGTGTTTGTGGAGCAGGCGAAAACCTAAAAAGTAATGTGTAAAATAAAAAAAGAAAAGTTAAAAACTAAAGTCAAAACTAAAATATAAACCAAAATAGGAGGGCGGCATGGCAAACAAAGATCCGTTCAAAAGTGCATATAGCGAACAAATTGCGGCGCTTGTTCAGAAAGCACAGGACAACACAGCTAATTTCAAGTACGATCCTATGACAGACGCGTCATATCAGGCTCTTGCTAAAGAATATGCAAGACTTGGAGATAGAGCTAATGAGAATACAATTGCAAATCAGGCAGCGTTAACTGGCGGAAGGGCAAGTTCTTATGCAGTAAGCGCAGCAGCGCAAGCACAAAATCAGTACAATCAAGCTTTAACAGATAAGATACCAGAGCTTGAACGTTTAGCGTATGACAGATTTAACGCAGATAGAAACTACGGCTTAAATCTACTTGGAACTATGAAGTCGCTAGATGACTCAGCATTCAATAGATTTACTGATCAGAGAAACTTTAATTATCAGCAGGGAAGAGACAATGTCGCTGATCAACACTGGGATAAAACATTTGATTACCAGAAGCTACGAGACAGCGTTGCTGATTCACATTGGGATAAAAATTTTGATTACCAAAAACAAAGAGATAATGTATCAGACAGTCACTGGGAAAGAAATTTCAACTACCAGCAAGGAAGAGACAGTGTGAGTGACTCACACTGGGAAAGAGAGTATCAGTTAAAAAAAGACTCAGCCTCTAGAGCAGGTCGGCGCTCTGGGGGCGGTAGACGCGGCCGAAAAGGAAAAAGAGGAAGAGGTGGAAGTTATCAGGAGCAATCAACACAAGTTGTATCATATGTTCCTAGTGTTGCTGCTCAAATTGCCCAGAATGCGGTGAAGGGGATTTTAACAGGTAAGGCTAAAAAAGGTAAGTCGGTTAAATCTCAAACGTATAAAAAGGCTGCCAGAATGGGATACGCTCCTATAGCGTTTAGAAGAAATACACCTGCAGAGGCAAGAGCAGCTGCAAGAAAAGCAGTAAAGAGAATTATCTACGGAGATAATAAGCATTATGTAAGCAAAGACCCTGTAAGGCGTGCGAATGATATATTTAACAATACGCAGATGGCAGGTGTAAATAATAATTCGGATAGACGTGCGTTATATGCTCTTAAAGGTTTAATTGAATCTAAAAAATCTGACTTGCTTAATGCAGCGTGGACTGTTACCTCAACACCTACACTCGATCCTAAGAGTATGCACCAGGATCTAGAGAGATACAGCGAACTAGGATATATCAAGAATGGAATGCTAGACGCTGATAAACTTTCAAAAGATGCTAGAGATGCATTTAGTGGATTCTATAAATACGTTGAGAAAACAAGACAAAAAGCCGAAGCGCTTAACTACATGGCGAAAGAGGCAGGTATTTATAAAACAGAGCTGCAGTATGACACCAAAGCAGGTAAGTTCAAGAGGAAGTTATACTTAAAAGATAAAAACGGTAACGAACCAAGAGAGGGCGTGATTGAGAAGCCTAGCGCTGGTCAGAAATTCGCTATAGATATTGCGCAAGGAACACTAGGTTTCCTTGCTGATTTAGCTGTAGGCAAATTCACAGGAGTAGGGGTACTCCCTGTAATGGGCGTAAATGCATTCGGACAAGGCGCAGGAGATGCGAGAGCTGCAGGCGCTGGCATCTATGCTCAGTGGGGTACAGGATTAACAAACGCAGGAATCAATGTTGGAACTGAAAAGATGTGGAGTACATCAAATATCATGAGAAACTCTACAGGTAGAGGACTCCTAGATAATGGCGCCGAAAAGTTTGCTAACAAAATGGCTGCTAGATTTGCAAAGGGAACCGCGGCTGATGAGATAAGATATAAAGCGATTAAACTCGGTCTCGCTGCATCATCTGAAGGTGTAGAAGAATTCATGAATGCAATTCTGCAGCCAATATCAGATAGATTTTATGATCCTGATGCTTTTAAGAAAATCGCAGAAAATCCTACAGGCTACCTTGCGGATGCTGTGTACCAGGGAATAGTAGGTACAGCAATAGGTGGTATTGTTGGTGGACCTAGCGGAGTAAATATGGATATTGAACTGTCTGCAGAAGACAAGGAAAAAATACTGCAGGCAGGTCTTGCTATGTCTGAAAAGTCCAGTGCAAACAATTTCGCTAGATCGATTGACAAGAACAGACTTAAGGGCGGTAAAGTTCTGAATAACGCTATTCTGGATTTAAAACATAAAATTGAATCCGGAAGAGAATTAACAGAGCATGACCAGGTGCTTTTAAGCGCTGCAAAGAAATCGCGCATAAGAGGCGCAGAGAACGTATCAGGTAGTTTTATTATCAGATCCGAAGAAAGACTAAACACTGAATACGATAGAGAAAAAGCATCCGTGCTTTTAACTCAAAAAGTTGCAAACAGAGAAAAAGAAGTTAGGAAGTATCTACAGGATGCAGATACTCCTAAAAAGACTATTGATGAATTATCATTCCCGGTAGCTAGGATACTAGAGGGAACAGGAAGTAGTGCAGATGTAGAAAATGTACTATTCACAGTAGATAACAATCCGGCTCTTGAATTAATCCAAAATGAGACAACACAGGACTTAAATGTAGGAATGCTGCCTAGAATGAACAATGGAATGATAATGGGTGGTGCTAGAGAAACGCAGCACTTCAAGAAAGAATTAAACTCATTTATGGGAGCGAGATACGAGAGCAACGTTGAAGAAATATTACCAAAAGCAAAGGATGCAGCAAAAAAAGAAATGCTAGCATCTATTGGCATGGAAACAAATCCAGAAATAGAAAAACTGTTCGACGAAGGCGCAAAGAATGTGAAGGAAGGCGAAGAGCTTATAAACTATGCACACGCATTTAATTACTTCTACGATTCTGGAAGAAGAGGATTAGACTACAAGAATCTTGACAAGGCTATATTCCAAAGTGAGCTAGTACCTACAGATATCCGTAAAAAGATATATGAGATAGGAAAAGCCGAGAGAGAAGATAACAACATCATTACAAATAAGTCAAAGCTACCGATAGGATTTAAAGCCGGAAGAGTAACACTTGGTGAGAACGTAAGTATGAGTAATTCTATGATTAACGCGTACAGAACACTCGCTAAGTCTTTTGGTGTTGAAATATCTCTTGAAGAGAATATCAAAGACTCCGAAGATAAGGAAGTAAACGGCTATTACAAGAATGGAACTATCCATATCTCCATGAAATCAGATAGCCCCGTCGTTGATGTTCTAAAACACGAGGTAACACACCATATCCAGGTTAATTCGCCTAGGCAGTATGCAGCATTTAAAAAGTATGTGCTTGATGAATTCTATAACTCAAATCTTGCTGAGTATGAAAATAAACTCAACAAGTATATGAATGACTACAAGAACATATCACGTGCCGAAGCAGAAGATGAATTGCTAGCGGATGCTACAGATGTTTTTTGGAAGGGCGATGCTGATGCAGAAGCAGCAGTTAAAACACTTGTAGAAAAAAATAGAAGCCTTGGAGAGACAATCCTCAAGGCTATTAAGTCTACGGTAGATAAGCTAAACACATTAAGCAAGAATGTTATAAACGCATTAAAAGGGGAATACCGCGGTAAGTGGCTTGAAGAACTAGGAATTCTGGAAAAGGCACAAGAGATGTGGACTGATGCTTTAATGAATCCTGAAATAGATAAATTTGAAGAGGCTGTTAATAATAATGATGAAATCAAATTCATGTATAAAGGTAAGGATTCAGAGGGTAGAGATGTTTTCTCAATTTCTAGCAAAACGAAAAAGCTCACAAAAAAAGAAAAGCGAACAGAATTAACGGAGAGATTTAAAAACGGAGAAGTATTAACTGTTGAATTCGATAACGGCAAAGGTAGAAAGTATACAGCTAAGCCACATGAGGATTTTGCAGGAAAGAATTTTTACGGTGACAAACAAACAAAATCGATTAATGCATTTAATAAAAAGGTGAATCTATTCTATGAAGGGGATTTATCGAAACTGTTACAGAATTCGGAATACATAAGACCTGGAGATGAAAAGAAGGAACATAAAAATGTAATCAAATGGGAGTACTACAAAAAAGAAATTGTAATAGGAGAAACGCCGTATAAATTATTGATTAATGTGCAAAACCGAACTGATGGGGATTTTATTTACAACATTAAATTCGAAAAAATAAAAAAAGACCAACATTGGCAAGCTATCAATGAAGATAGTAAAAATAACGCCCATGTTGGTATTGATAGTGTAAATCTATCACAGAACAATGAAGAGGTCAAGGAAAAATACCAGAGAAAAAACAATATCTTTGATATCCCCAACAATCAGCAGGCTGATTCTAACACCATCAGGCAGCTTAACAAGAAAATCGATGCACTGATTCTAAATCAGACTAAAACAAAGGGAACCATACCTAAAAGGTCATCTGTTGTTAGTTACCTGAAAGAACTAATAACAGAGGTCGGTTCAGATGTAAAAGCAGAAGATTTACGCATCGACTATCACAATCTTTATAAAGCAGCTAAATCAGGTGATGATGCAACGAAAGAGAGGTTATTAAACGAAATAACAAGAGAGATTGTTAAGAATACCTATGAGACTAATCGCATATCTCCAGAAATAAGGGATGTACAGAGATACCTTAAAAATATGACTATCTCTATCGATGAAGATTTAGAAGCAGAAATCAAGAATAGATACGGTACATTTGGGAAGTTTAAAGATTATATCGATGGTGCTTTCAAAATAAAACTTAATAAGAATATCGATAGAATGGAATACGCTGTTCCAGTTGATGACATGCTATCTGAAATGAACGAGCTGTTCGGAGACACTATCAAGGTTGACGGAAGAAGTCTAGACGACGTTACAGATTTTGTTACAGCTCTAGCTACAATTGCTGAGTATGCATCGGTAAAAGATAATAAAGTCTATCTTTTTGATGGCGGTGCAAATCTAACTCAGTACACTGAAAAGGAAATTGCTGAATATGAAGATGAACTAATAAAGGATGTTAAAGCTAATCTAGAAGCCAGTTTTGGCGAGATTAAGCCTATTGTTACTTATGCAGATAAGCAAGAGGCAAAAATCAGCAAGCTAAAAGCTAGCATGAAAAGAAGTGCTATGGATAAGCCAGAGCAGGCAAAGTCAAAGAAGCTTATAAACAAGCTGATTAATGACACTGGTTCGAAAATGCCGGCAGAAGATGCTATGAGAATCTATGAAGAGGTTTGGTCTGCCGTACATCAGGCAACACCAAACGCTAGTGCGGCATATTCTGCAGCTGCAAGGTTATCGAATGCACTCCTTAATTCGAATGAGAATAATATAAAGGAAAACCTACAAACAAAGAAGCAAGTAATAGATCTACTCAGCGTAGGCAAAATCTATATTTCTCCAGAATTAGCAAAGAAACTAAATTATCAGGAACTAAAGGCTAGATATGGTCACGCATTAAGGTTTACAACAGATATCAACAGTGAGCATACAATGCCTGCTGAACTAGTATATGACTTCTTCCAGAATAAACTAGGCGAGAAATATCCTGAGTTATTCGCATCAGATGCAGCAGATGCAGAAGAAGCTGTAAAGAATCTATGTAACGCTGTAGATATGGTCGAAACATCTGCAGAGACAGACGGTCTAATTAACGGTGAATATAAAAACGTTGCTAGCGACATCACAGAATTAATACTAGATAACGCTATTTCTATGAAACCAGAAATGACCTATGCAGATAAGCAGCAAGAAAAGCTTAAAGCTGCTGTAAAAGAAGCAAGAAACAAAATAAAAGAAAGGGAAACTATAAAGAGACAAAAAGCAGAAAAGAAACATGAAGAGGAAATAGCAGAAAAAGACAAGGCTATAGAAGAACTTGAAAGTGCTATTAAAGAAGAAAGGGAGTCAGTAAGCGAGCTAAAGCGAGATTTAAGAAAAGAACGTAGCGAACTGAACAGAAAGAGTAAGGCAATTAATAGCATTAAGTGGTACTCTAACAAATTATCAAACAAGCTGTTAAAACCTACTAATACGCAGTTTATGCCGGAAGAGTTCAGGAAATCTATCGCAAAGGTTCTTCATGAAATGGATTTCTCTACAGATCGTGGCGACGCGTTCTATGAAACGCACGGATACAACAAGACTTACGAAAACTTCATGGAGTTAAAAAACGAATATCGCAAGGTGCTTGAAGAAAAGAACGACGGCGATAGTACATTTAGTTTTGTTGAGGATGAAGATTTTATGAATCAAATCGATTCAGTTCTTGAGGCTTTAAAAGCATCAAGGCTTGTCGATATGGATGCAGACACAATCGAAAGCGTTAGAGACGTTATTAGAGGCTTAGATAGCATTATAAACAAGCATAACGATATGCTTAAGTATGACCAGTACAAAACAATCAGCGAAACAGGAAACGCAGTAATTAACGAACTCAGTAAAAAAGCAGAAAAGAATCGCTATGCTGGTGGAGCTAGTGCTGTATCCAAGTTCATATTCTCGAGGAACATTAATCCTGCAGATAGGTTTACTGTACTGGGTGGCACGCTTAATAAACTGTTTAAAGAGATAACAATCGGATTTGATGATCACGCTATGAATGTTAAGGGCGCCCAAAATGAATTTCAGAGAATTCAAGAGGCTGTAGGCGAAGATACATTTAATACTATCTGGGAAGATTCGAAAGTAGAATCATTTAAGCTGGAATCTGGGAAAACCTTAAACCTAACTCATGGGCAGATGGTAACACTATTCCTTCTCAGCGAAAGAAAGCAGGCGCTGGAACACATTCTTACTGGCGGTATTCAGACTGCGGAAGTTAAACCGAAGAAACTCGGCAAAAACACTGTACTTAGAAAAAGCTCCATGCAGAGAGAAAAGATAACGCGTAGTGATATTATAAATATCGTTAAGAGCCTATCTCCGGAAGAAATAAAGTGTGCAAAGATGATTCAGCATTATCTAAATACAACAGTTTCTGACTGGGGAAATGAAGTATCTATGAAAGTATGGGGATATAACAAGTTTACAGAAGAAAACTATTTCCCTATCAAAATTGCAAGAGAAACTGTAGATGCCAATGTTGAAGAGGCAGCGGTAACTAAAATTATCAATCCTGGATTTGCAAAGAAGACGAAACCATCAGCAAAGAATGCGGTTGTATTAGATAACGTATTAAGTGTCGCATCAAACCATATAAGCGCTATGAGTGCGTACCAGGCACTATCTATGCCGCTACAAGACCTAGAAAATGTATGGAACTATAGAGGATACGGAGAAGATGGCGTAATTAAAGGTTCTGTTAGAGAGGCAATCGAACGTGCATATGGTAGAGAGGCTAACGAATACATAGAGAAATTCTTAAAGGATGTAAACGGCAATATCGCAAAAAGCGAGATGCCTATCACAACCAAGATTATAGGAACGGCAAAGCGTGCTGCAATTGCAGCCAACGGAAGAGTGGCTATGCAGCAGCCTATGTCAATAGTTAGAGCGTCCGCTGTGATAAATCCAAAATATCTAGCTAGGAGCAAGTATTCACGCGATGCGGTAAAAGAAATGCAGCAACACTCCGGTGTCGCTGTGTGGAAAGACCTAGGCTATTATTCAACAGATGTGGGACCAAGTCTTACCAACGCTATGATTAACAAGGAAAATAAGCTAGAGAAAGTAACACTTGATATGTACGGTTTCCTTGACAATATGACGTGGGGTAAAATTTGGGGCGCTTGTAAGCTTAAGGTCGAAGAAACGATGAATATTCATGAGGGAGATGAAGGGTATTGGCAAGCAGTAAATGAACAGTTTAGAGAAGTTGTGTATAGAACTCAGGTATTCGACTCTGTACTATCAAGATCTGAACTAATGAGGCAAAAGGATGTAGGATCATCAGTGTTAACAGCATTCTTATCAGAGCCAACTAAAACGTTGTCACTGTTCATTACCAATACGCAAATTGCAAAGCAGATGTATGACGAGGGCAATGTATCAGAAGCTAGAAAGCTAGTCGCAAAACAGTTTGGTTGGTTCGTAACGTCAGCAACAGCAATGGCGGTTATGAAATCTGTTTATGACGCTATGATAAGACACATTGCAGACGATGATAAAAAGGATAAGAATTTTGTCGAACGATTCCTTGATGCGCTTCTAGGGGAAAACAAACTCCATACAGATGGAAATCTGTTTGGGGAACTAAATCCTATAGCTATGCTACCTGTAGGAAAGGATATCCAGTCGGCACTACAAGGATATACACCATCAAGATTAGACATGTCTCTGTTTGTAAAAATTAGCGACGCATACAAGGCGTGCATAGATCCTAAAAACAGTTTAGTTACAAAACTTGAAAAGGTTGCTAATGCAGCAGGCGTATTCTTTGGACTTCCTGTAGATATAGTTTATAGGGATTTAAAGGGCTCATTTGTATATTTGGCATCGATACACGACTTTTTCACTGGTGCAAATACAAAGCAAGATTTACTAATGGACTTCTCGAAGATTGAGAAAACATACAAGGGCAATAAAGGTTACTTTAAAAGCGTTGCGACCGACTCCGAAAAGTACGATAGCGAAACGAGAGAAAAGGCAGCTAAATACATTCTTGAAAACGATAAAGAATACACAAGAGAGAAAATCGATAAAGAAACGATTAATCGCATTAAGAGAAATCATAATGATGAAATGGATAACTTTATCAAGAAAGGAAAGAATGAAGAGGCTGAAAAACTCGCAAAGAGTCTTGCAGCAAGAAATAGTATGCTGGATGCAGAGGAGTATTTGCAGATGCGTATTAATAAGGTGAAGACTGACCAATTAAAGAAGATTGAAAACGCCCTCATGAAAGGTAATGTTGAAGAGGCTGAAAAATTCGCAAATAAATTCAACAAGATGAATATTGAGGTTCAAGGAGAACGTTATACCTCTGAGGTAGCAATGGAAAAATCAAAAGAATGGATACGAAAGGAATATCTCAAAGAAGTTGTTAACGGCTTAAAAACTCAGAACAATTTAAAAGTTGAAAAACAACTCGCGAAGATAGAACGCATCGACCCAACAAATACCGATTTTCAGCGTGAAGAGGTACTGTATAGTGCAAAACAAAGCATAAGATATAGCTACTATCCATAT